TCAGACGGGATTATATAAACTCTGGGGACGATATGATCATAGACTTTCATTTCAAGCTAGATGATAATACATTCATGTCTGATAGATACCGTGAGAATATCAAGAATGCTACGCCAGCGGGTGTATTTTACGACAGAGACATCCTCGGGCTGTGGGTAACTGGTGAAGGTGTAGTCTATCGTGATTTTAGCGAGAGTATGTTTGTGGATAATGTACCAGAAGACATCGCAAAAGTATACGCTGGTGTCGACTGGGGTTATGAACACTACGGTTCTATCGTGGTTATCGGAGAAACCTCGGACGGTTCGGTTTATCTCTTAGAGGAACACGCATATCAACATCAAGAGATCGATTTTTGGGTGGACGTAGCTAAAGACATAAAAAGACGTTATGGGAACATCACGTTTTGGGCGGATAGCGCACGACCTGAACACGTAGCTAGGTTTCAAAGGGAACAAATCAAAACGTTCAACGCAAACAAAGCGGTCTTATCAGGAATTGAAGAAGTCGCTAAGTTCATGAAGTCAGGGCGATTTTTTGTTGTATCAGATAAGGTTAGCAAGTTCAAAGATGAGGTTTACCAGTATATCTGGAATGAAAAGACAGGCGAGCCAATCAAAGAAAATGACGACGTACTGGATGCGTTACGCTATGCGATTTATTCTCACCATTCACAACCAAAAGCAATAGTTAAGAGAAAATCTCTTTACGGCTTATAGAAAGGAATTAAATGTATCAGATTTTAACTTATCCAAGAGAGGGATACGATGAAACAGCTTTGAATAAGGAATTGATTTACAAGCTGATTCAAAAGCACACACAAGAACGTCAACGATTGAAGGAGTTGAAGAACTACTACATGGGCGATCATGCTATCTTGAAACATGAACGACGGAATAAGAACGCCCCGAATTTCAGAACAGTAGCCAACCATGCCAAGGATATTGCTGACACGGCCACAGGTTATTTTATGGGTAATGCCGTCAAGTATAACAATACTGCAGACAGTGATATCGAGTCTTTACTTGTGGCATTCGATGGTGCTGAAATTGACCAAGTAGACACACAGAACGCTTTGAACATGTCCATCTACGGTCGTGCTTATGAGTACATCTACGCCAAGGAAGGATTGACAGAACTTGATTCAACTAGTATAGACCCTGAGAATGTGTTCTTAGTTTACGACGATAGTATTGAACGCAAAGTTCTCTTTGCGGTGTACTACTACGAGATAAAAGATGATTCTAAGGATGCTACTAAGTATCAAGCGGAAGTTTTCACACAGAATCTTCACTATCACATCGTGCTGCGTGATTCGAGTATGGGTACCACACGAAACGAACAAGTAGAACCGCATAATCTTGGTCAGGTTCCTATCATTGAATATCGAAATAACAACTTTGCAATTGGTGACTACGAGCAACAAATCAGCTTGATTGATGCTTATAATTCTTTGATGGGTAACCGTGTTAATGACAAGGAGCAAGCGATCGAGTCTATCCTTGTTTTGTACGGAGCGCAATTAGGAGACACGCCTGAAGAAACCCACAAAGCTATGTCTATCCTCAATGAAGAAGGGCTTTTGGAGCTTCCAATGGATGCCAAAGCTGACTTCTTAAAAAATATGCTGGACGAAAGCGCTACTGAAATCTTGCGTAAATCGTTGAAAGAGGACATCTACACATTCAGTCACGTACCGAATCTGACAGATGAGAACTTCGCAGGTAATAGTTCAGGTGTTGCCATGGAATTCAAGCTACTAGGTCTTGAGATGATTACTAAGACCAAAGAGGCAAACTACAAGCGTGGTATCCGTCAGCGGATTGCTATCTTTGCTCATTACCTAGGCATGCAACAGATTGCTCTTGAGGCGCATTCAATCGTGCCACAATTTAGTCGTGGATTGCCTAAGAACTTGCTTGAGTTGTCACAGGTTATCAATAACCTTGACGGTAAGGTTTCACTTCGTCAGCTTATTTCTCTCTTGCCATTCGTTGAAGACCCTGACGCTGAGTTGGAAGAACTCGAAGAAGAGAAAGAGAAAAATATGGAACGTGTGCCATTCTTTAATCAGGCCAACACGAAGCCAGACGAAGAGGTGACAGATGAAGAACGAGGAGTACTGGGCGAAGAGGAAGGCTAATCTCATCTATGAGCAGATGGATAAAGCTGAGAAGCAAGCGGACAAGTTTGACGATATCTACAGACAATCAAAAGCCTATCTAGATAAACAAATCAACAAGGTCTTTGACAAATTTCAACGTGATTATGGTTTGAGCGAGAATGTAGCACGGCAGGTTTTAAAAACCATGAAGGATCAGAAAGGCCTGAATGAACTTCGTAAGGTTCTCGAAGCTAGACCAAATGACCCGAATATTCAACGATTGCTCGCTGATTTAGACAGTCCAGCTTACGCTTATCGCATGAAGCGTTTAGAGCGTTTGAGCGACGATTTAGACCGTATGCGTAGTTCTATCTACCTTTCTGAAAAACAAGGCTCAGATGCCTTTTATAGCGACTTGATGAAGGATAGCTACTACAAGGCTACCTTTGACTTGCAGCAGCAAACAGGACTCGCTTATAGCTTCTCCTACTTACCTGAAACAGAAATCAAACGTCTACAAGGTCTAAAATGGACAGGAGAAGCTTATTCGGACAGAATATGGTCAAATACTGGGGCACTTGCTTCAAGCGTGAAAGACGAGCTTTTAGTAAGCCTCATGACTGGTCGAAGTGTAAGAGATACATCTCAAGCTATCGCAGAACGATTTGAGGTTGGACAGAATAAAGCTAGGCGCTTGGTTCGTACCGAGTCAGCGTTCTTTCATAACCAAATGGAACTGCTCAGCTATGAAGATGCTGAAATCACGAAGTATAAATTTGTGGCAGTTTTGGACAGAAGGACGTCTGAGATTTGCCAAGAACACGACAACAAGGTTTACGATACGGACAAGGCTGTTCCTGGCGTGAACTATCCGCCTCTACATCCTTGGTGTCGGTCTACGACCATAGCTTACGACGAAGATGCAGATTATAGCAAATTAGAGCGCAGGGCTAGAAATCCTGAAACAGGCAAAGTCGAGTACGTGCCTGCTGATATGAGTTATGAGGAATGGTATGATAAATACGTTGCAAAAGAGGATAAAAAGGGTAATGTTAAGGAATTAAAAAACAATATAAAAACATTTGACTTTTATCCATTAACAGAGGATAATATAGGTGACAAAGAAAGAATATTAAACATATCTAAAAGATTGAAGACTGTTTCTGAAGAGTACGAAAAAGAAACTGGTAAAAATATTTTAGAATTATTCGCAAATAAAAAGTTGGTTGATCAATCTAAACCATATGATGATGAGAAATCTAAATTTATAAGGTTCTTATACAAACAAGTTGGCTACGATAGGAAACCAAAGATTCTTAACGAAAACGATGTCGTTGGATTAGAGGTTATATATCGCGGTGTAAGGGATAGTAAATCCGGAGAAATAAAATCAAAAACCTTAAAGGATAATTTCAGAAATGGTAAATTAGACCTAAGTGGCAGATTAAAATCTGCCCACGGTCGTGGTCTATATTTTGGAAGTCATTTTGTTGCTGAGAGATATGCTAATAAGGGAACAAATCCACTGCTGTTCAAAGCTTTTTATGATCCTTCTGATTTTAATTTCTTAACTGACGAACTTTATAAAAAAGAGAAACACACTTGGTTGAAAAAAATAGACGACGACAATGAATTATATGAATATTACCATTTTTTGATGAGTCAAATAGGAATAAATGATTCTAATGCAGATGTTTTTGCTGTTCTGCATGGTTATGATGGTTATAAAGCAATACATAATGATGGATTGTATACAGTTGTTTATAATCGCAGTAAGTTAGGAGTGCTTAAAGATGATTAAAATTTCAATTAGTTTGTTGCTAGATGCAATTGAAGATAACATTGACGACGAAGCGCTTCAATCTATCGATTTCGAGAGTCAAATTAGAAGAATTACAAAAGAATTCCAAGGGGAAAATGGTGAATTCTTAGTAAAAGAAGAAGTACTTGAAACATTACCTTTAGACAGAGAAACAAAGGATAAAATTATTGAGCAAATAAAACAAAATAGTCAAAATGTCTTTGAAGATGATTTTGACACATTGTTGCAATTATATTATTAAGCACCTAGAGAAATCTAAGTGCTTTTTTCGTGCTCAGAAAGGAGTAAAAAATATGTTCATTTGGGAATGGGTTTTGATTGCCCTAGGGTGGTTGGTATTCCTACCACTGGTGTCTTTTATCTTTTTGTTTATGAAAAATTTAAACAAAGAGCTTAAGAAAAGAAAGTAGGTGATCCGACATCTTGACTGGCAGGAATAGACTGCTATTGTATATCGTTGCTTAACCGTGTCAGAATTGATGCGGTTTTTATATTGTCCAAGCATTGAAGACGTAAAAAGCCATGGAATTACATAGTCGGGGACGACTTTAAAAATAGGAGGTTCGTAATGAACGAAGAAACACAAACAGTCGAAACGGTTGAAGCTCAAGGGGTACCTGCAGAACCTACTATCGAAACCCAACCGCAAGACGAGAAGAAGTACACAGATGCAGAAGTCGATGCCATCATCGATAAGAAATTTGCTAAGTGGAAATCAGAGCAAGAAACTAAGGAAAACGAAGCTAAGAAGCTTGCCAAGATGAACGCTGACGAGAAACAGAAATATCAGTTAGATCAGCGTGAGCAAGAATTGGCTAACCGTGAACAGGCGATTGCTCGTAAGGAATTGACCGCAGAAGCTAAGGCAATGCTAAGCGAACGTGGCTTACCAGTTGAATTAGTATCCGTGGTTGATTTGTCAAACGCTGAAGCTGTAACTGAATCAGTTGCAAGCATTCAGAAAACGTGGGAGGATGCAGTCCAGAAAGGTGTATCTGACCGAATGAAAGGTAGCGCACCTATTAAGACTGCGCCACAACAATCAACAGGGCTCTCAAGAGCTCAATTTTTCCAAATGAGTCATACAGAAAAGGCTGCATTGAAGCAATCAAATCCTGAATTGTATAACTCGTTTTTGAATTAATTAAAAAAGGGGAATTTAAAACATGACACAAACTAAAATCGCAAACCTCGTGAATCCTGAAGTAATGGGAGACATGATTGCAGCTAAACTACCAAAGAAATTGCAAGTGATTCCATTTGCAGCTATCGACCGTACGCTTCAAGGCGTACCAGGAGACACAATCACAGTACCATCTTACACATACATCGGTGATGCCGAAGATGTAAACGAAGGTGTGGAAGCTGGTGTTGTAGTTCTTGGCACATCTACTAAAAAGGCTACAATCAAGAAGGCAATGAAAGCCGTTGAACTGACAGACGAAGCTGTCCTCTCTGGTTATGGCGATCCAGTAGGAAACGCAGAAAACCAACTCGCACTTTCTGTCGCATCTAAAATCGATAGCGATGCAATGGATGCACTTTTGAAAACAAATACTCGTAAGTATGACTCTAAAACGAAAGCAATTAGCTATGATGTAATCGTGGATGCTATTGATTTGTTTGAAGAAGAAGTCAATACCGAAAAAGTAATGTTTGTCAATCCAAAACAAGTCACAACTTTGCGTAAGGATCCAAACTTTATCTCAGCAGATAAATATCCAAACCAAGTCGTTATGACTGGTGAAATTGGTATGATTGCCAATGCACGTATCGTTGCTACTAAGAAGGTTGCTCTTGACACAACAAGCGCATTCTACACTTGCCCAATCATCAAACTTACTCATGATGACGAAACTGAAAAAGACACTGCAGCATTGACGGTCTATCTCAAACGCGATCCAAACGTCGAAGTTGACCGTAAATCATTGAAACGCTCTACTGAAATCTCAATCGACGAATTCTACACAGTGGCTGTTTCAGACGATTCTAAAGTCGTGCTTGCAGAAATCAAGAAATAAGGCCTGACCCATGAAAGTCAGAGTCAAACAAGCGTTCAATGATTGGCAAGCTAATGTGGTTCGACAAGAGAACGAGATTTTTGAGATGACAGAAGAACGTTTTGACGAACTGTCGCATAATCTCAAGGAAGGGTTCTCGGTTGATATCGCAGATGTAGTTGAAATCATTGACGGAAAAGAAACCGAAGCACAAGGAGACGAGACGACTCCTTTAGATTAGGAGGTCTTATGGAACTTGGAAAACTTAAAATATTGACGGGCGAGAGTGACGAAGCAGTCCTCTCGTCTTTGATTTTACGGGCAGAAAATATCATTTTATCAGAAACTAATCGGGACAATCTCACGCCTGCACTTGAAAGACTTATCCCTGAACTTGTAATTGAGCTCTACAACCGCTCAGGAAGCGAGGGAGAGCAGTCTAGAAGCGAAGGTGGTATATCTGTTACCTACGGAGAGAACGGATTGTCTATAGGCGTTTTACAGCGTATTCGGATGCATCGATTAGCGAGGGTGGCTGGTTATGTTTTTGAAAAAGAATAGACTGAAACCCTACCCTCTCAGACGGTTTAAAAAGACTGTATCGGACGAGGGTGTTGTTAAAGAAGGATATGCGGACGAGGCTGAGGAAGTACGACTTGAGCTTTGGCCTGCAAGTAGCAAGCTACAATCTGAAATCTACGGAGACCGTGTCAATGATATTTTGAACGCAAATGCGAGCAAGGATGCAAATATCAACGTTAAAGACGGGGTCTGTATCGATAGCAAGACAGAGGTTACGCATCGGGTTATTTCAAAAAAGGTATACAGTCAACATCAAGTTTTGGAGTTAGAACGTGTCAGAGCTTCTAGGGGCAGATAGGCTCATAGCTAAATGCCGTAAATTGTACGGTACACAAGCTGCTGATATTACTAGACAAGCTGTCTTGCATGCATCTAAGACTATCGTTCAGGCAGATGCTAAACTCAGAGCACCATCAAATGATGGTGAACTAAGAAATAGTATCAAAGTAAGGGTTAAAATGGACGGAGACAAGGTCATAGGAGAGGTTTACACAAATTTACACTATGCTCCTTATGTCGAACTTGGAACTGGACCCAAAGGACAAGCTAGTCACGCTGGGATTTCTCCTGACGTGAACGTGTCTTATCGTTCCACTCCTTGGTTCGTGCATGAAGACCAGATTGACGTAGGGCCTTATCACTTCCAAAAAATGGGAGAGTTCTATAAAATGTATGGTCAACCAGCTCAACCTTACTTGTACCCCGCCTTGAAAGACAATCACGACCGTATATCAAACAACATTTCAAAATTCGTTAGTAGAAAGATTAGAGAACAGATAAGATGATCAATATTAAGCCAGTTATTTATAAAGAATTGCAAAAGGTTGCAGATAATGTGACCGACACTTATCCAAGCGATTGGGAGACTTTCCCAGTCGTTATTTTTTTGGAAGAACAAAACAAACCAGGAGACTGGTTCGACGATAAAGAACAAAAAACAACAATCCGATATAAGGTTGATATTTTTGACAATGATAGCACTAGCAACCTAGCAGTTAAAATCAATGAGATTTTTGCTTCATTGGGTTTGCGTAGGATTGAAAGTCAAGATATCCCTGACCCCTCTCATTTGAGGCATAAATTGATGAGATTTGAAGGTATTGTCGACCTTGACTCTGAACTTGTTTATCAATATAGAATGGAGAATTAATACATGTTAGCAAACGGAATTACGTTGTCTTACGGGACAGCTAAAGGAACTTACACAAAACTTGCAGGTCTTAAAGAAGTACCTGAATTCGGTATTGAACCTGAAAAGGTTGAAAATACCACCCTTGAAGACAAGGTTAAAAAATACGAATTCGGTATTGGCGATGCAGGGGAACTAGAATACAAATTCGCTTATAAAAATGACGGAGAAAGTGCTCCTTATCGTATTTTGCGTAACGCAGCAGACAACAAGACAAAGCTTTTCTTTGAACAAGCATACCCAGACAACACCAAGGTTAAATTCGAAGGTCAAGTATCTGTCAAACTTGGTGGTGGTGGTGTGAACTCTGTCATTGAGTTTACTCTTAAAATTGCATTGCAGTCTGAACTTGAATTTACAGACGGAATTGGAGGTTAATTAAATGGCGTTACCTTACTCAATCTGGAAGATTAACGATGAGAAAGAGTTGAAACTACGACTTTCATCTCATCAAGCAACAAAAGTTGAAGAAAAAATCGGTATGAACCTATTGAAAATCTTCATGCCTGAGGCTGGCGAAGAATTCACTTTGCCACCTTTGAAAGTTATGTTGTTGTTAGTTCACGGAGCATTGCAAAAGTATGAGAATGGATATTCTCTTGATGATGTCTATGATCTATACGATGAATACGTGGACAATGGTGGAGACCAAGCAACTTTCATGACAGATGTTTTAATGCCACTCTTTGAAGTATCGGGTTTTACTCCACGAGGAAGCAAGAGCAAGAAAACTTCCAAGAAGAAAATGACAGTAGTCGAGTAATCTTAACGGTAACGCAGATTGTTGAGAGGCTTTACCCTATGTTTTTGGACATTGGGGGGGAGCCTCTCGTTTTTTGGGATTTAACGGTACTTGAAATCAGAGAAATGATTGAAAGTTATAACCGTGTCAAAAAACAAGAGCGTAAAGAGAAGATTATTGACTCTTATAGACTTTCGCAGATGATATCCAACCATATTTCCTTATTGTTATCCAAAGATGCCAAGGTCTTCGAGTTCTGGGAATATGCGCCCGAGTTGTTTGCAGAAGAACAACAAGCGGTAGAACAGGAACGACAGAGACAAGCATTTTTGTTGCATAAGGAACGGATGCGTGAATTTGCGGAAAGACATAATCACAAAAGGAAGGAGGGAGTAAATGGCAACTCTTGATGAATTGAAAGTCATGATTGACGCTGAGATAGCACCTTTCAAGAAAAAGATGAAAGAAGTCGAGAGCCAGGTCAAAGGGACATCTGACCAAGTGAAAAATTCCACTGCAAAAGTTCGTGAACAGTCGAACTCTATCGGTAGTGCGTTTGGTAAACTAGCTAAGTTCGCTGGTTTTGCTTATCTTGGTAAGAAGTTACTTGATGTTGGTATGTATTCAGCGCAGACGGCTCTTGAAGTATCAGCGTCTATGAACCAAATTAAACGCCAGATGGGCGAGAGTTCGCAATCTTTCTTAAAATGGGTTAACGATAACGCTAACGCTATGAATATGGGGGTGGGTGAGGCTACTAACTACGGTGCGGTCTACTCAAACCTATTTTCTGGATTTATCAAAGATACAAACAAATTGAGTGCCTATACTGCTAAAATGTTGCAGACATCCGCAGTTGTTGCTGAAGGTTCAGGGCGTAGTATTACCGATGTTATGGAACGTATTCGTTCAGGTTTACTAGGTAACACGGAAGCAATTGAGGATTTAGGTATTAACGTCAATGTGGCTATGATCCAATCCACAGAAGCCTTTAAACGTTTTGCAAATGGTCAAAGCTGGAACCAGTTAGACTACCAGACACAACAACAAATTCGTTTAATGGCTATCCTGGAACAAGCTACAGCTAAGTATGGCACGACCTTGTCACAGTCTGTAAACGGGCGCATTAGCTTGTTTAAATCGTTGCTGAAAGATAGTGCATTGAATCTGGGTAACTCTATGTTGCCGATTATTAATGCCATTATGCCAGTCTTAAACTCTTTTGCCATGGTATTGAAAAATGTCACTGGCAAATTAGCAGAGTTTATTGCCTTGCTATTTAACAAGAAAGCGACTGTTAAAGATGGCGGTGTAGCTAGTGCAGCAAGTAGCGCAGGCGATGCTTTAAAAGATGCAGCAGGTGGCGCAGGCGACCTTGCAGATGCCATGGATGATGCAGACGATGCTTCAGGTGGTATGGCTGATAACCTAGATGACACTGCCAAGTCAGCTAAGAAAGCCGTTAAAGAGTTACTAGGTTTAATGGGATTTGACGAGATCAACCTTTTAAACAAAAAAGACGACCCTGACGATGACGACGGCGCTGGCAAAGGCAAAGGTGGTGGCGGTGGAGGTAAAGGCAAGAAAGGAAAGGGAGGCGGTGGCGGACCTTTCAAAGATATATTGCCAGAAGTAGCTCTAACCGACATGGATAACCAGTTCAAGAGCATCTTTGATGGCCTTGGAGATAAGCTAAAAGGTTTATTTGATTATTTAGCGAAACTTTGGGATTTATTTAAAAAAGGTTTTTCACTATCGTTTAGATGGGATAGCCTTGAAAGACTGAAGAACGCCTTGAGTGGTATCTGGCAATCTATCAAAGATATTTTTGAAGACGGAACGGTCTTGCAAGCTGCAGCTCGTTTCGGGGAGAAGTTAGCCTTTGCGCTTGGTCAGACGGCTGGAGCGATAGCTAATGTCATCATGGGTATTGCGGTATTTCTTGCTGAAAGTCTGAATAAATCTTTAAATGACACCAAGTGGGATATTAAGTCATGGCTCATTCGTATGTTTGATATTAATGGCGATACGATTGCTAGTATTGGGAATATTGCGCAAAGCATCGGTCAAATCTTCTACGACACGATAACTAGTGAACCTGCTACAAATATCGGGGCAGGGCTTATCTCTGCGTTCACATACGCATTTATGGGCGTTACTGAGCTTGTATCTAAAAGTACCAGAGATGTTGTAAAACAGATTGAAAAAGTAATCACGGGCAACCAAGGAAACATTACAGAAATGTTTACTGGTCTGCTCAAAGCTGCCGAGCCAGTTGTCGAAGCTCTAGCCAGCACTATGAAGTCCATCTTTGAAAAAGCTAATAAAGTCTATGACGAGCATATTAAGCCGTTAATTGACAAAGCTGGAGATTCATTATCATCTATCGTCAAAACGTTCACGACCGTTTGGGATGAAAAAATCCAGCCGATTTTGGAAGAAATAGGTGCAGGGTTTGCAGATACGATTGAAAATCATATAGGTCCAGCTGTTGAGAAGTTCCTAGATTTACTAGGCAGTATTGCTGACTTGATTGGAGTCGTGTACGACAAACTTGAACCTTTAATTACTTTCATCATCGAGAAAATTATTAATGAGTTAGCACCTTCGATTAAGCGTGTCGGGGATGAATTAAAGACATTCTTTGATACACTTTCAGACATTGTATCTGGTGTCATTGATATCATTAAAGGTATCATCGACGTGATAATAGGTATCATCAATGGGGATATGTCCAAAATCATTGAAGGTTTCTCTAGTATCTTTAACGGGGTGCTTGAAATCGTTGTAGCTATCTTCAAGTCGTTATTGAACTTAATTATTAACATTTTGACGAACATCTGGAATACAATTATTTCAACGTTCCAGAGTGCATGGGATGGAATTACCAACATTCTAGGCGGAGCTGGAGACTGGTTCTCTAATACATTCCAAGGCGCATGGGACGCTATCGCTAATATCTTCGGTAATCTAGGTTCATGGTTTGGTGATAGATGGTCAGATGTTACCAATGCCCTTTCAGATGTGAATACTTGGTTAGGTGATAAATTCCAACAAGGTTGGGATACAATTAGCAATGCATTTGGCAAGTTAGGTTCATGGTTTGGTGACCGTTGGAATGAATCAAAAGATGCACTTTCCGAAGCGAACACTTGGCTTGGAGAGAAATTCCAATCTGGTAGAGATAACGTGAATTCAACTTTTGAAAATGTCGGCTCTTGGTTCAGTGATAGATGGAACGACATTCAAAGCGCTTTGAAAGAAATTCCAAATTGGTTTAGAAATCTGTTTAATGATGCTATGGAAAACGCTAAAAGTATTGTCAAAAATGGCATTGATAGACTAAAAAGCTTCTTTAATTTTGATTGGAGTTTACCAAGAATCAAGCTTCCTCATTTTAATATATCTGGTAGCTTTAGCTTGATGCCTCCAAGAATTCCATCATTCTCTGTTGACTGGTATGCACGAGGTGGTGTATTTAACTCCCCTAGCATTATCGGGGTCGGAGAAGCTGGTCAGGAAGCAGTAATGCCTCTTGAACGGAATACAGGTTGGATTTCTATCTTGGCTCAAAAATTGACTGAAAGAATGCCTGCTAACAATGCACCTACAAGTTATCCATTACCGTCTGGTGACATCGTTATTCAAATTGGCGGACACGAATTCGGACGTGTAGCTATCCAAGAAATCAATCGAGAACAGGAACGTGCAGGACAAGTCTTGCTTAACATTTAAAGGGAGGTAAAATGGCACAATTGATAATCAATGGGGTGGCTGTTAAGCCTCCCAAATCTTTTCAGGTCGGTATCCAAGACATCGACGGAGAAACTGGTCGAAATGCAAACGGAGACATGGTGCGTGACCGTATCACGACCAAGCGAAAGTTAGACTGTGAATGGGGAATGCTGACTCAGGGTGAAATGAGTCAGCTTTTAAATGCTGTTTCTCCTGAGTTTTTCACAGTGTCCTATCCTGATCCGATGTCAGGACAAACAACTAAAACGTTTTATGTCGGAGACAGAACGGCTCCAAGCTATTCATTTACTGAACAGTTCAAGCCATGGTCTGGTGCTAAGTTCAATCTGATAGAAAGGTAGGTAGGGCATGGATATATTCAGACGACAAAAATTCAATGAAGCTATGTTTGCTAAAAACCGTACCCTTGCTATCAGAGTCGGAACCTACCAATCGAGTGACATCAAAGAAGCTAACTTTGATTATGGCTATATCAAAGGCGATACTTACAAGCCTGGTGGAACGTGTGCGGGTAGCGGTAAGATTACTTTTACAAGTATTATCACGACTTTCAATAAGCTAGATAAGATTTACCCTGAAATCGGTCTTTTGGTCGATGGAACCTATGAATGGGTGAAGATGGGGGAATACTTCATCAATGATATTGAAATCGACCGAAATCGCAACACGACTACACTAGATCTCATGGACGGGATGTTCAAATTAAACCGTGAGTATGTCACAGATTTAACATTCCCAGCAGAAATCAGGCAAGTTGTCAAAGAAATCTGTCTAAAAACTGGTATAGAACTAGCAAATGAAAACATGGATATCACATCCATGAACTATGCAATCGAGACGAAACCTAAAGATAAAAACAAGACATTTAGGGATGTATTGAGTCTAGCCACTCAAATGCTCGGGATGTCTTGTTTCTTTAATCGAGAAGGAAAGCTTGAAATTAAAGAGTTGACCGACTCAGGTATCGTGATTACCGCAGATAATTACTTCTTGCACGGACTGACAAGAAGTGAAGTTGAATATCAGATTGCAGGTATCACTTGTAAGAAAGATAAAGAAGGTCTGACTGTCGGAACTCGTACAGGTCGTTCGCTTGAGATTGAAAATCCGTTTATGACTCAATCGATTTTGGATAACCTTTATCACAAAATCAAGGATATCAGGTACTATCCGTTTAGTCTGAATTATCAAGGACATCTTCTTCTTGATGTTGGTCAATGGGTAACAATCAAAACGAACAAGGGCGAAACGTTCAAAGCTCCAGTTTTGAGCCAATCTTTCAACTTTAAAGGTGGACTTCGCAGTCGCATTAGTGCTGATAGCAAGGCTGGAAATGATACACAGTATTCATACGCTGGTACCATTACTAAAAAAATCGAGCAATTTAGCGAATTTGAGAAACAACTTCAAAACCAAATTGAAGAAGCTGATAAAGGGTTCGATGCCAAGGTTGACCAAATCAAGAAAGACTTCAATGATCAATTAGAACTCGCAAAGGCTAAGGCTGAGGAGAATAAGAAGGCTCTTTCAGACGAAATAGACAGACGATTTCACGATTTCAGCCCAGAAGGATTCGATGCAGCTAAAACAAAAGCAGAAGAAGCTCTGAAGAAGGCTAATGCGAGTGCTGAATTAGTTGAACAAGTAAAAGGGTTAGCTGATACAACAAGACAAAATTTTGATACTTTCAAAGCCCAAGCATTTTCGAACTTCGCGTTAAATAGTGAAGTTGATTACAAATTATCAACTGCTCAAAAAAATAACGACTTAAAATTTGCTGATTATAAGCAAGACACAGAAGGAAGATTTGCTAATATTGCTAGTCAAATGGCAGGCAAGGTCGATGACGTTAGCTTTCAACGTGTAAGAGAAACAAGTCAACTATACGAGCGCATTTTAGGTAGTTCAGAGAGTGATGTTTCAAGAAATGCCTCACGTTTGGTTCTGGGCGACCAAAGATTCCAGACGGAAGTTGGAAAGTATGTCACAGATGATAACAACTTGATTGTTAATTCTATGACAATGAACAAGCATACACTTATCGGGAATAACAATCCTAAAGCTGATATTTCTGTTAATGATGGCATTTTTACAATCAAGGCACAAGGCCTTACCAGTTATAACTGGTCGGGATTTAGTCTTCCTATTTACGTTAAAAAAATATATAAAGATGAAACCTATACGCTCGGATTTAAGTATCGTATTAGAGAATATCCAGATGTTTCTTTTGCTTTCAATGTCAAAAACCACGGACTAAACAAAACACTTACATGGGCTAATATTGGTGAGAATAGGCCACCACTCAACGAATGGCAAGAGTTCCAAAAAACATTCACAGTTCAAGAGGATTTTGCTTTTGGTGAAGATAAAAACTATCCATTTTATATTTACCTTGCTAAAAATGGTTGGATTGAGTTCAAAGAGCCTATCTTAGTTCGTGGGTCAAATACTGGGCCATACAAGCCGAGCCAATTTGACGATGCGTATCGAAACGTAGAAGCAACACGGGCACAAGTCACACAAAAGTTAGCTGAATACAAAGAAACCTCAGATGGTCGTTTTGCTACGATTTCTAGTCAAATAAGTGGCAAAGCTGACCAGAGCGATTTCCAGCGTGTAAAAGAGACAAGTCAGCTATATGAGAGGATTTTTGGCACGACTGAGCAAGGTGTGGTAGATAACGCTTCAAGGCTTGTTATGTCTAGTCAAATCTTTCAGACTGAAGTCAAAAAACTCACTGGAAGTAGTTATAATCTTGTATTTGACCCAACAAATTTCAGCAAGTGGACTAAAAAACAACCAGAAGCGAATGTTATCGAGGTTCAAGCTGGCACTAAGTTGCTAAGAATTACTAATGTTGGTAAAAATCAACCTGTATATCATGGGTTTGCATTACCTCTTACTACATCTACTTTTAGACAGGGTGAGAAGCTTAGCTATCGCATGGAGGTCTGGGTTGATGTATTGCCAGATGAACAGCTTGGAATTGAGTTATGGGATTCTGACGGTGGACTAGCATCTGACAGAGTTACGTTAACAAAGACAGGCATTCAAATTATCACAGGTACGATGACTGTTCAGAAATCAACAACCAAGACAAGAGATTTTCCTCTTGAAATATGGTTGTTGAAAAACGGTACGGTTGCAATCGGTAAAGTATCCTTGGTTCGTGGCGAAACACCTCCGCAAGAATTCAAAGATGATACTTCAACGCAAGACATTGTAACTCAAACGAGAGTATCACAACTCTTTGATTCATACGCAATACAGACCTTGACTAATGCTGGAGCAATCGCTTCCCAAATCAATCTGAATAGCAATAACATTCTGATTGAAGCTGCTAAAATCCGACTCAAGGGTAGAACTCTACTAGATGAAATCACAGCGATAGACGGTTATTTCAAACGCTTATTTGTTGGTGATGCTCGAATAGGAACTCTGAACACTGATATCATTCGCTCGAATTCGATTGCGGCAGACAAGCTGATATTTGATACTGCTTTAGCGAAGAAGCTTGTAGCTAGTGATGTATTCACAGATACGTTGGCTGCTAAAACTGCCTTTATCAACAAATTACGGTCAGTAGTAGTCACAGCAACCTTACTTGAAGGTTATAAAGGTAAAATCGGAGGGTTCCAAATCGGAACGCACGATAAAGACCCGTCGACATTCTGGATAACTGGTTCTAATAGTTTCAGGGTGGGTATGTCTGATGGTGGTTGGAAAGTGAATCAATCGTGTTTGTGGGTGAACTGGGGTAATGACTGGAACAAAGCTGGCGACAACGCATGGTTTGTGACTAACTCTGGAGAAATGAACTGTAATAATACTGCTCATTTCTGGAAAACCCCTGTTATACATGGAAATCTCCGAGTAGGGGGAAATATCTACTATGTCAATGACGAAGATAAAACAGGTGGATATTGGATGTATTCTCCTGCTTTCAAAAAAATTGACAAATCTAAAGGTTATCTATATTTTTATGGATTCAACGAAGAGCAAACGGATTGGATACCTCTTAATAAAGAAATCTCAGACCGCAGATACAAAACAAACCTCCAGGATAGTAAGGTTTCAGCACTTGATGTAATTGAAAATCTAAAAACATATTCTTATCGCAAAGAATACGACGGTAAAATTGAAGATATCTCCTGCGGTATCATGGCTCAAGATGTTCAGAAATACGCACCAGAAGCATTCTATGAGAATCCAGACGGTGCTTATTCATATCGCACATTCGAGCTTGTACCATATCTCATTAAGGCGATTCAAGAATTAAATCAAAAAATTGAAAGGTTGGAAACAACATGAACGAACAAGACAAGCAAATCAGCAGTCTGACAATTAAATCATTAAGCGAACGAGTCAGCACCGAAGCTACTCAATCAGCTACGCTAGAAGCTCTATACACAGTTACAGCTATGGAGCTCGAACAGATGAAACGAATCATCGAATCAGACGAAGAATTGAAAGCAAAATTTGAAGAAGTGAAAGGA